TTCAACTGGATCGCACCCAAGTGGATCGTTCCAGCATCTACGTAGATGTCTGTCCAACGCACTGTTGCGTTACCGATTGAGTATGTTGAGTCTGCCGCTGGCATCAAGTTACCTTTAACGTCGATCTCTGTCTCGTTATTCGCTTCAACAGTTGCACCACCTGATGTAGATGAGATGTTAGTAACTGTTGTAGTCGTTGTGATCTTACGAACTTCGATCTTGTCGCCTGATAATGGAGCTTCTGTGAACGTCAATGTCGTTCCTGACACACCATAAGCAGTTGTTGGTAATTGGACCACACCGTTGATAGAAACGATACATGATGCTGTCGTTTGTGAATCGCTCAGTGTGAATGCCACTGTTGAGTTGTCACCGTCAAATGTTTCTGAAGCGATAACCGTGAACGCTGGAACACCGACCGTTTCCCAACCATCACCACTTGTGTATTGCTCAAGTGAGTCCGCTGTTGTGTTGAAACGCAACATACCTACCACGCCAGTGCCTGGACGCTGTGCCGTGTTACCAATTGAAATCATAACTGAGTCTGTAGTAGCGACTTTAAATGATACGTCAGTTGTCGGAGTGCCTGTGGCGATGTTAACTGTGTCAGTGCCTGCGTCAACGAACAACATGTTAGCATTGTTGTCTGACTCAACACGAAAGTTTATGTCTGCACCTGCTTCGTTGACTGTAACCTCACCACCCGATGTTGCTGTGATATCATTGCCATCTAACGATAAGTTATCAACTGCAATCGATGTTGCGCCTGCAATATCACCACCACTGATTGTTGCTGTGCCGTCTGTGATTGTGCCTGCTGTTACCAAGTTACCACCAGTGATGTTACCTGTAACTGAAGCAAGACCACCTGTTAGTAAGTTACCACCAGTGATGTTACCTGTTGCTACAACTGTCGCTGATACTGCTAAACTAGCCGCATCAAGTGCCGCTTTAGTTCCACTAATAACTTCGCCTGTGTTACTTGCTTCTGAGTAGAATGAGATAGTTGATGCTGAGTTATCCCAACCCATGAACGCAAATTTCTCAGAACCGTCATAGTAATACATTGTCATACCACGGTCTTTGTTATCATCTGTTGTAAGTGGAGCATCGTCCGCACCACGACCTAACTGGAAGATTGGATCAACTAATGTTGACACTGTTGAGTTAACAGTTGTCGTTGTTCCGTTAACTGTCAAGTCACCTGTAACTGTCAAGTCGTTGCCAATCGTTACGTCATCTGGTAAGCCGATAGTTAATGTGTCAGTTGCTGAAACTGCTACTTCAATTTCGTTGGCAGTGCCAGCGAATGTCAAAGTGTCGCCATCAGCGATCGATTGGTTGGTAGTGCCATCAGTGATAGTAAACACTGAGCTCAATGCATCATCAACGTATTGTTTTGTTGCCGCATCACCGTTTGCTACTGGTGCGCCAATGTTACCAACAACGTTTTGGTTCATTTCAATTGTGCCTGACGCTAATACTGTCAATGAACCTGTTTGAGTTAATGCTGATGTTAACAAATTACCACCAGTGATGTTACCTGTTGCTGTGATAGCATCGTCTGCTGTTAGACCACCTAGACGTAAGTCTGCGTAGTCTGTTACTGTCATTGCTGTGGCTGTTCCCGCTGATGAAGTTTCTACCAATGCAAACTCTGTTTCTGATCCATCGTAGCCCATGAATACTGAAGTGTTGTCACCTCTTTCCAGGTATAGACCTACGTCGTTCGCAAATGCTCCAGTTGCATCACTGTTCAAGACCATAATAGCATCTTCAACGGTTGTGTTTGTGGTTGAAACTGTAGTTGTAGCACCGTTAACTGTGAGGTTACCTGTGATCGTCAGGTTGGACCCATAAGTTAAGTCGTTTTCCAACTTACCAGCGGTAACAGAATTGTTAACTAGCTTACTTGACCCAACAATGGTTGCGTCAGTGATCTGATTGTTCTTAATTCTTGTGACTGCCATAATTTTTTTTCCTTAAAATCTGTTTGGAGTCGCTAAACTCCGATATCTAACGTTAGATAACGGATGTGTTCCCCCCGCTATTACCAATATTTATTTGAATATTAGAATTTTAACCTGTTACGGCCCTGTATAAACTGCTGATATTATTGAATAAACTGCGTGGTTAATTTACCCTATTTTCCAGTTTGCTCCGTCGGAGTATACTGGCACGTTGTTAGCACCTCCTCCTGTTACCGTTGATGCAAATGTCGTTGCCGACGCATCAGTCACGAATGCTCTTGCTCCTGCTCCCACAGATGATGCTGATGGTAAGTTTGTTACCAACACTGGCGTGGTCTTGACATATGAACCTACTGAACTGCCCAGTGTCTTTGTCAAAAACCTAACGGTGACCTTATCACCTGATGCAGGTGCTTGTGTGAATGTTAGTGTGGTTGAGCTCACGGAGTAGGCAGTCGTTGGTAACTGTAACACACCATTGATGTCAACTATGACTCCTTCCGTTGTTGATGCTGATGATAATGTGAATGCCACTGTTGAATCGTCACCATCAAAGTTCTCTACCAGTGTGGTGTAGTCTCCTGTTGCGTCCCATTGAGATCCATCATATACTTCCAATGCACCAGTTTCAGAATTGTATCTTGTCTCACCAGTTGATGGTGATCCTGCCCTCTGTGATGTGTTACCAACAGGGATAACAAAACCTGTTGTTCCTGCGATTATAAATGTTCCAGACTCAGCATCTATGGTGATGTCATCACTAGCTGTTACTGATGTGATCGTGGTATCATTGATTTCAAGATTGCCGACAGTTGAGGACTGTGCATCAACATAGGCTTTAGTGGCCGCGTCTTGTGCTGACAAAGGATCTGCTACGTTAGTAATATTTGTTGAGGATACGTCAATGTTACCGGTGCCATTCGGATTTAACACGATATGTGCATTAGCATTTACTGAAATTACTTGATTGTTTGAAAATTGTAGATTACCGACTGTGGCATTACCCGCCACTGTGAGGATGTCTGTTGTTGATACCGTGCCGATACCAACTTTGGAGTTGCCGTAGTCAACTACCAGTGTGTTCGTGTCAAATGTTAAGTTGGTGTCTCTGGCAAGATCATCTCGCAAGAGTCTACCAGAAATTCGCCCTTGGGCCATGGTATCTCCTCATCCTCCGTGTTTCACGGATAACCTTGTTCTATCGCAGGTTTACCTCGGTTTGTCCCCAACACCTTGTTGGTTATGCGTTTATTTATCTTAAAAATTAATCGGGAGTTTCGCCAATGCCTTGGATGACTGTGATGGTCTCTCCAGTTGGCGGTGCCTCATCAAATATAACGTCATCTGATGATAGTGTGTAGTGCGTGGTTGATTCCTGATGGACTCCACCAATGAACACTAGTAGTTGTCCTGCTCCTGTCGGAGTGGTTGACAGTGTGAATGTTGTTGTTGAGCTGTCGCCAGTGAAGGTATCTATGGTCAGTGTCTTCTCACCGTCGAGTGCCACCTGTTTAAATGTTGAGCCATTGTAGTATTCTAATTTTCCTAGATCAGTGTTAAATCGAAATGACCCAAATGTTGGTGCGTCTGGTCGCTTGGCTGTGTTACCTGATGGTATGTCAACTGACTTTACCACACTGCTTACTGCAGGTTCTTTTAAAAATCTACCAGCCATTGCTTATCCTTAGATAGAAGTGTATGATACAACGCAGTTGATAGCTGACGCTGTGTTTGCTGTAGCACTGATGAAATCACTGTTCTCTAACAATAACTTCTCGCCGCCCGCATACAATTGATATGTGTCATTGGCCGCAATCTCTAAACTGTCTGCTACCAAGTTGACGTTGCCAACTGAATCACCGCTCGGCACTATGTTGATATCAACTGCCACTGCTGATGATGTGTAGTTAGTAAACGTTGCATACGTAACTGCTGTGTTGCCACTTGATGTGTAGACCGTTGTCGCTGAGTCATTTACCTGTGTTGTTGAAATTGACATTTGTTACTTCCTAAAATATAATGCCGAATACCACGGCTTTTGATTTACTTACTAATTCATCTGCTGATGTCGTTCCTGACACAGCATATAAACCCGTTCCGCCGGACCCTGCCGCTTTGGCATAAACAGTTGTGTAACCTGACTGTCCTGTTGGATCACTTGCTTCGTTTTGTAACCTCACTGCTGATCCATCTACGTGTAATATGCCTGATCCATCTGCGGCGATAACAATGTTACCGTTACTTGCTGACACGATGCTCTGTCCATTGACATCTAAGTCTCCGCCTAGTTGTGGTGTTGTATCTTCTACAATGTTTTCAATACCGCCATTACCTGACACTGATGTAGCAATAGCAACAACAGTTCCGTCGCCGTTGTCAATTGACCATTTGTCTGTTGACTCTACGTATACTAATCTAGCATTTGTTGACGAACCTCTATCAACCTCAAGGCCTGATAAGTTACCAGTAACTCCCGCTCCTGACTCACCGTCATTGAGGAGTATCAATCTGTCCTGGATGTTGGTGTCAGTTGAGTTGACCGTGGTCTGCGTGCCTGTGACATTTAAGTTACCTGTGATGGTAACCGTATGTGTGGTAATACCTACGTTGCCGTCTATTGCACCCGAGGCATCGTATGTGTATATGTTGTAATCACCTGATGTTCTTTTTACTGTTGCCATGGTCCTATCCTATTTACAACTTATTTATCTTCTGTTTGAACTGCTCCATTGTGATTTCTTCAATGTTTTTCCATTTATTTTCCCACTTCACTGATGTAGATGTTGGGCTAGTTACTCTAAAGAATATTGCTTTGCGAAAGTCGTTGGCAACTTGCTGTATATGATATACCCAATTACCTGCATAGGTTGCCTTGTCGGTGTTAGGTTTGTAGAACTCTGTGCCTCCATATACATTGTTAAGTAGGCCGTCTGGTGATCCTAGATCAAATCCTAAAAAGTAAATGTGCGTATGTCCGTCTAAGGCCGCACGACTTATAGCAACCGGTCCTGAACTCATGCCATAGTATGGTCTCTCTATCTTGTGTGACTTTGAATCTGGTAGAGGTCTACGTGTCCAATGTTTCACACGTTCAGGTATGCCTAGTTCTTGTATCTTATCTGATATGGGCTTGTCTGTTGATATGAGGACATTAGGCATGAATTCTCTATAGATTGCATTACACCCATAGATTGTTCCTTTACCTATTAGATCCTGTTGCGGGTTTATCTCTAACCTACTTTTGCCGTTACCTAATACAAATGCTACTGTCATAAAAAATCCTCTCTCAGCTATTTACTAAGAGAGGATCCCTGTCGATAAGAATCTTGATTAGATTGCTGTCAAGGTCAATAAAGATTCAGATGAATCGTCTGCCACTGCCCAGGTGTAAACAACATCATTATAATCAACCGCTCTGTGAGCTGTGATCTTTTTGATTGCTTTTGCTTCGCCTGCTTCATTCAATCCAACGATGGACATCTCGCCTGCCGCATGTCCGTTGATCTTGTCAACTAATATACATTCGCCCTGTAGTGAGCCTGCATCGTTTGAAACTGTGAATGTTTTAGAACCTTTTTGATTAACAATGTAACCCTCAAAATCTGTTCCGCCGATGTCTGCTCGGATTGGAATAGTTGCTGGAGCTGTGCCTGTTGGTCCTAAAAAGTATTTGTCGATTGGTCTACCCATTTTATATTTCTCCTATAAAGAAGTCCAATGCGGGTTCTATCCGCTACGCTGATATGGTTAAACAGCATAAGAAAGCACCCCATGTGCTAACACTAGTATTTATAAAAACTTGAGTCAAAAAAAGAGGACTTAAAAAGTCCTCTTTTAATGTTAACAGCGTATGCTGTATCAACTTATGAGAATGATAAGTTAGATACTGCAATTTCGCCAACGTAGTCACCAGCATTACCAAATGATGATGCTGTGTTTGTTAATTCTACGTAGCCATAACGTGTTAAGAATGATACTACTGGTTCAAATGTTGATGGATCTAAAACAACACCTGAGCTCATTAATGGAACGTATGGGCAATAGAACGCCGCCGCATCTGATTCGCTTGAGCCTTTGTAACCAACTAATACTGCTGTTGTGTCTGAAGCGTATGAGTCAACAAAAATTCTCATAGCACCGTTTAATGTGCCAACGAATTTAGTGTTTGTTGGTGCTTCAAATGTGCCTTCAGTTGATCTTGCGAACGCTGAAGTTGTAGCAGATTGTAATACTGTTAATGCCGCTGGAGATACAACAGCCCAGTTACCTGCGCCACGACGTGTTCTTTGAGCGATCAAGTTAGCAGTTCTGTTAATTAAAACAGCAAGTGCCGCATGCTCGTCACCAACGAATGTCGCTGTGCCTGATACTGTAGATTGGTTGTATGTAAACTCTGTAGCCGCTAATGAACGTAAAGATGCTAAGATCTCTTGATCGATTTCAGCAGTAATTTCTTGTGCTAAAGCCGCCATGATCTCTGCTTCTACGTCGATGCCGTGCATAGCTTGTGCATCCTGAGCCGCTTCAAATGTCCAACGTGCTTGTAATTTACGTGTTTTTGCTTCAACAGCCTGTTTCAAGATTTGAACTGAGATCTTACGACCGCCTGTTCCTTCTTTAGCCGCTGTTACATCAGCGTTACCGGCAGTGCCGTCACCTGAATAAGCAGTAGCAATCTTGAATGGTGATAATGCTTCGTCGCCTGCTGTTACATCGTTAGCAGTGCCTGTAGCATTGTTTGTTTCTGCATAACGCACTCTTAATGTGTGGATTTGACCAACTGGGCCAGTCATTGGTTGAACACCAACGATTTCGTTAGCGATAACTGTTGGCATCACACGTCTGATAACAGGTAGGATAACACGGTTAAGTGTTGCTACGTTACCAGCTGTTGTTGTGCCAGCCGCTGATGTCTCCATCAAGTGCTTCTTGGTGTTTTCTAAAACAACACCCATTGCGTTTCTTTTATTACCTTGGAGGCCTTCTAATAATGCTTCTTTAGTTTCACCCCAACGGCTTTCAAGTAGTTCTTGTGACATATCTTTCTCCTAATGTCTTTACTTATAGTCCGGCCAATTTGCGTAAGTCGATGACCTGTGTGTCTTCGTCTTTCGCTTCAACTGGCGCAGGTTTATCCCCAGTAACTTCCTTAACAGATTCTGTAAGTGTCGATTTCTTAGACTTCACTACATTCTCGTTAAGCACCGCTGGGAGATACTTGTTAAAAGCATTCTCTAATTTCTTAGTTTGAACGCCTTCTAATAAATTACGCATCACTTCTGCTTTCTCGTCATTCAACGTTTCAAGCAACTCGTCTAACTTAGCGTTACGCTCGTTAGTTTCGTTGATAATGCGGATATCTTTTTCTTTGGCTTCGACCAACGCTTTGGTTTCGTCGAGTGCCTTGGTTGATTCCTCTAATTGCTGGTTTTTCTCTTCGATCTGTGCCATTAACTTGCGGATCTCAGCATTCTCATTTAAATGAGTGCCTGCGAATTCGCTAGCAAATGTTTCGAAGATCTTTCTACCAAAACTGTTCTCACGAGCAATTTTGATATCTTCCTGTAATTGAGAAAGTTCAGCTTTCAAGTGCTTGGCAACAGCAGTTGACATCTTCTCGCTTGATTCTGTAACGAACTTAGTTTTAAGTTCCTCAAGTTTCTCACGAGCCTCTGCAACAAGTTTAACTTTAGTCTCTACAACGTCCTGTTTATCTTGAGCAAATTCTTTGATTTCTTCTGCTAATTGAGCAACAACAAAGTTTTCCAATTTTTCCATTGTAGCACCATGTTGTTTACGGTCTTCACGAAGATCTTTGATCTCTTCAGCCAACTTAGTAACCATGAAGTTATTAAATTTTTCTGCTGATTCTTTCATTTTGTTAACTTGGTTAACACGATCTTCTGCTAATTTGGCTTTTTCTTCTTTCATTTCAGCCATCTCAGTTTCAAGACTTTCTGTTACCATGCGATCGATTGCTTCAACCATTGTTGTTTTGTCGTGTTCATACTTCTGTGCGAATTCCTCGCGGATTTCTGCACGAACTTGATCGCGAACTTCATTTAACTTAGATTCCCACGCTTCGTTGATTTCGTTGCGTGTATCTTCATTAACTAAGTCGCTATCGAGCAATGGTTTAATAACATCTAGCATGCCATTCTCCTATAATTTGAGATCCTTGATGAGTCGCATAACTTCACTCTTCAAGTATCTCTGCACTTTGGCGTCACCGTTAGCCTCTTTGGCCATGTCCAACACCTTATGACCGTGGTTCATATTCATGAGCCCTTCATAGATTGCTGTTGGATAAGCGTTTGGAGCACTAGGCTGTGACACTACATCGACAGTGATAATTTCAAAATCACTGACTTGTCCGTCGCTTTCAGAAACGTTACCGCTTCCTCGGCTTGAAACTCCTAATTTAACACCAGAGGTCAACATAGTTTCCACTAGTTTACCCATTGGTGTTGGTAAAATCTTTAACTTACCGTAGCCGTTTGGGCCATCCATCCACATTTCTGTGATCATATGGCTCACTCGGTCTAGGTTAATTTTTAAGTCATCTGGGTGATCTACTTCACCTAAAACTGAGTAACCACCAGTGATCTGTTCATTGAGTGTTTTAACTGCTGTCTCAATCTCTTTCACCGGATATACTCGCTCGTTGGCGTTCTTTACACCACCCTGGATGCAAATACCTTTCATGTAAAGGTCCTTGCCTGACTCTGAACCCTCAACGACGATGTTCGCCGCATTGTAGTTCAAGTGTTCCTTAAGGTGCATAGCCATCTCAGTAGATTCCTATTAGTTTACAGATTTCTTATTGTCTGCTTTATCCTGTTTCTCAGGAGCAGGTGCTGGAGCCATATTTGGCTCTGTTGTGCCATGTGGTAATTCCTTAGCTGTTGGAGCTGGTCTACCTTTTTCTGCTTCTGTTTTTGCAGGATGTGCGTCTGCTAATTTTTCTTTAGCACCGCCATTTGCTGGAACTGGTGAAGATTTGTTAGTAGCATGGTCTTTGTTGTCTGCTTTAACAGGCTTTAAAGATACTGCTTCGTCAACTTGCTCTTCTGTTTCTTCAGCGATCTCTTCTTCAGATTCCATTGGCATTTCAACTTCCTCTTCTTCCTCGCCTTCTTCTTCAGCTTCGTCACCCATGTCCATATCCATTTCTGGCTCTTCTTCAGGTGCTTCTTCTTTGTCTTCGTCGTTCATTAATTCTTCGAATTCAGCCATTAACTCGTCTAGTTTGTCTTCTAAGTCAACTACACGGTCTTCTAAGTCTTCTTCGTCTTCGCCTTCTAAAGCAATACCTTCTTCGTCTGCTT